CGCCGGTGGCGGATGCCGCGCCCCGATAGCCGGTGGCGGATGCCGCGCCCTGATCGCCGGTGGCGGATGCCGCGCCCTGATCGCCGGTGGCGGATGCCGCGCCCTGATAGCCGGTGGCGGATGCCGCGCCCCGATCGCCGGTGGCGGATGCCGCGCCCCGATCGCCGGTGGCGGATGCCGCGCCCCGATAGCCGGTGGCGGATGCCGCGCCCCGATCGCCGGTGGCGGATGCCGCGCCCCGATAGCCGGTGGCGTGGTTCTCTTTTTCGTCATTCGCACGCTTGATCGCGTCGTCGAATCCGATTCGGGTCTTGACGTACTCAATCTGTGCTTTCACAAGGCCTGGAATACCGATCTCGGCTTTCAGCGTCATTTTCCTCGCGACGATCTTGCTGTCTGAAGATTCGCGCTGCTCCGATACCTCTTCGGCCTCCGCCTCGAAATACCGGCTTTCACTCGGCGCGTAGTGATTCAGCACATCAATAGGCTGTTCGCACGCGTGCAGGCCCGCTTCGCAAAGGCACGGTTCGCCGTCAAAAACGGCAGTTTCGCCCAGCGTGTACTGCATGCCGCGGCACTTCATGTCCTTGTCTGTTCCTTTGTAGACTTTCATGCTGCCTCCTTCGTCTCCGTTACAGGAAAGCCCCTGTGAGGAATGTCGTGACCGACACGCCGCCGAGGACGGCGGCGCTCTCTACCGCGTGGGCGCACCCTGCGATGATGCACAGCGCAAATGCCACGCCGGACAGCCAAATGCACACCATCCGCGCCAGACGCCGCATGGCCTTGCGCTGCTGGTACGCCTCCCAGATCCGTCGCTGCCGTTCCTCCGTCACTTCCTCCGGCTCATACCCGAGCCGTTCTGCAAGATTCGTTCTCATTTGTTTTCCTCCTTCGTATCCCGCCGCCTGCGATAGGTTAAAATCGCTGCTACGATGCTTAAAATAAGGCTCGTCACTGCAAGCACTACCGACGCCAGCTGTATTGCGCTCATGTTACTCCCTCCTTCGTATCCAGCAGTTCTGCCCGCTCGAAGATCGTCTCTGCGAGGAGCATCTCGTCAGCTGCGTCCTTCCTGTAAATTTCGATTAGGTTGAGCAGGTTTGCGTCGTCTCCGTCGCTCTCCAGCCTTGCCTCGAGTCCTTTCGCCATCCGGCGTTGGTTGGCCGCCGTTTTCAGGAGGGCGTACTTGATCGTTATCAGTTCAGTTGCTCTTACGGTTAGTCTGAACATCAGCGCCCTCCTATCTCTGCACCATCCACCGTGCCAACTCCGTGAGCGACACAGTGTACTTGTTCCCGACGTGCCGGGCCGGGAAGCGGCGGTCGGCCAGCAGCGTCCGCCGGTCGATGCCCAGCGCCGCCTGGCATTCCGTGATCCCGATCGCCGCCCGGCCCGGAAACATATCCGTCAGCAGTTCCAGCTGCGGTCTATATCCTTCCAGCTCTCTCGGCATTTCCTCACGCCTCCTTCTTCTCGCTCTCGATCTTCCCGGCGATCCCGCGGATTTTCTCGGCTCTCTCGTACCGGCTCGCCGCCACCTCTCGGAATTTCTTCCGTTCCTCTGCGGTTCTCATCCCAGCCTCTGCGGCCTCGACCCACTTCCGTGCGTTATCTTCTGTTCTGATGGCCTCCGTTAAAAGGATCCTTTTAAGAAGATTCTTCTCTGCCCGTGTCAGCGTCTGCATCCCCTCACGCCTCCTTCTTCTCACTCATCAGCTTCGCCGCCGTAGCCACGCCCTGCATATAGGCGATCATAACCTCGATCTGCTGCTGGTTCATGTGCTTCATTTCATGCAGCACACCCTCGACCTGCTTCTTCTGCTCCTCTGACATTGTTCTCACCTCGCTTGGTTCATTCCTTGGTTATACGTTAGCATACCCCAGAACCGTTGTCAAGCATTATTTCATTCCTTGGTTATATTTTTTCTTGACAATTCATTTCCGTTGTGTTACCTTGTGGCTATAAGGTGGTGAAAATCGTGAATACAATCAATGAGCGAATCGCTTATTTAATCAAAGACCTCGGCATTACAAAGACGAAATTTGCCGAAACCATCAATTTGAGCCAGCCATTTGTATCCGCTGTTTGTTCTGGCTCGAAAATGCCCAGTGACCGCACAATCTCGGATATCTGCCGCGAGTTCAACGTCTCTCTCGCATGGCTGGAAGACGGCGAAGGGGAAATGTACGTCCAGCGCAGCGAGAACGAGCGCATGGCCATGCTCTTCACCGACGTTCTGGCCGAAGCCGACGAATCCACCCGCAAACGCGGCATCGCCGCCGCCCTCGAAATGCCCCCGGAGTTCTGGGACAACATCCTCGAATACGCCAAAAAAATCACCGGAAGCAAATAACCGCTTCCGGTGTTCTTTTTTTATTCGTCAAATTGTACAGAAAATTCCTGCACCGCTTGACCGCACACGGCATTTTCTGTATATTTTGATTGGGGTGGTATTTATGCGGACGTACGCCGAAACAATGTCTATAATCTGTGTCGTGCTTCTTGTTCTTCTCATCCTTTGCACGTCCTGCTCTCCACGGCAGTACACAAGCGATGACTTGGACGATGTACGAAAGGAAATGCAGCAGGAATACGAACGCAATATTGAAGATATTCGTGAATCCAGCTATCAGGATGGTTATGACGCCGGTCATGACGAAGGCTACTCATCTGGTCGGAGCGATTCCAATTCCGAGCACGAGGATGATTATGACGAAGGCCATCAGGACGGCTATGACGAAGGTTATAGCGCCGCCGAATCTAAATATGAGGACGATTTTTCAGACGGATATGACAGTGGTTACAGTAACGGATATAGGGATGGCTTCAACGACGCATCTGCGGACCCGTCAAATTATCGGGATTCATCATCTTCTTCTGACGGACTGATATCCAAAGACAAATTTCTTGCCGGTGCGAACAGATAACTCATGCTGCCGGAACGGTTTCCCGTTCCGGCGCTTATTTTATGATGGTTCGCAGGAATTTCAGGATAAGTTTCAGCTGCTCCGGCGTGGCCCGCTCGATCAGTTTCTGGATCTGTTCTCTCTTATTTTCCATGTTCGTCTCCATTTCTCCACAAAATCCCCGTTCGTTTTTTGTTAATCTTTGCATCTTGTACACGCCTCCCGAAAGTTGTAAGATATAGGTAGGCGTCGCCCGCGCCGCTGGCCGAACAACGGCGCGGGCCTTTGCTTGCGCAGGCGACCGGGAGCCGTCCTTGCATCTCGACCGTACCCGAAAAGCCCGTGAAATGCAATCTAAATCTGTGCAATCCCGTGCAAACTGCGGGAAATCTATGCAATTTCCCGTAAAATATATGAAAGTGTCGTGAAAACATGGATTTTGAAAGGCTGATATCCCGATGTATTACCAAGATGGAGGAAGAAAATCTGACAAATAGAGACGTTGCACAGCTTGCACAGATTTCTGAGTCCACCGTCTCCCGCGTCCTGTCCACACGCGGCGCAGTCGCGTCCACATCCACGATTACCGCCATTTGCGATGCACTCGGCGTATCCTCTGATACCGCGCAATACGAGGTTGTTGATCGCTCTCGCTCGAAAGACGAGGTTTATGAAATTTGCATCGAGCAAGCAAACCGCCGCGCCGATAAAGAAGCCCGTGAGAAGCGCGTCATTTTTATTGCGTTCTGCGTTGCTGTCGCTTTCATTTTTACGCTTTTTGCCGTTGATCTGCTGAATCCCAGCGTCGGCTGGTTCCGCGGATAAAAAATAACTGCCCCGGCGCGATCAGCCGGAGCGGTATCTTTGGAGGTTTTACGATGCCAATCCCCAAATACTACGTCAGGCCAGACGGCCTGCATGAATCTATTATCAGAGTCAATGGCAAGCGCAAGGCATTCCGCGGCAAAACAGACCGGGAGGTATGGAATAAGATTAAGGCTTACCGCGCCGAAGCCGAGAAGCCGAAAACTGCCACCTTTGAATCCGTTGCCCATGCCTGGTGGAGCGAAATTGAGCCAACGCTTGCCCCGAATTCGCTTCGCAACTATTCCCCTGCCTATGAGCGCGCTGTCGCGCAGTTCGGCCCCGAAGACGTTGCGACGATCACGAGCAAGGAAGTCGAGACGTACATCAATCAGTTTGCTAAAACCCACGCAAAGAAGACCGTTATCACCCAGCGCCAGATCATCCGGCAGATCCTGAACAAAGCCCAGCGTGAAGGGCACGTCTCCTTTAACGCTGCGCAATCCGTCCTTCTCCCGAAAAATCTCCCGCAGAAGCGCCGTCACGCGCCGCCCGCAGATCAGATTCAGAAGATTAAGGACAACGTAACTGACGACTTTGGCCTGTTTGCCTTCCTGATTTATTATACCGGCTGCCGCCGCGGCGAGGCCGAGGGCCTGCGCTACGAAGACATCGACCGGGAAAAGGGCCGGATCTACATCCGCCGCAGTGTCTACCATACTGGCCCGATGCCACAGATCAAAGAGCCGAAGACCGCCGCCGGTATCCGCTCTGTTCCGCTGCTTCCCGCGCTGGCTGCTGTACTCTCGCAAAAAGAGCACGGCTATATCTTTTCCAACGATGGCGGAAAAAGCCCGCTCCCCGGCTGGTACGTCACCGATCAATTTGACGCCTACCGCAAGCGCACCGGCGTCACCGTCTCCCCGCATGAGATCCGCCACGGCTACGCGACCGCACTCTATGAGTCTGGCGTAGACTTCAAGCTTGCTCAAAAATTCCTCGGCCACGCACAGCTTTCCACTACCATGGACATCTACACTGATATTCTCGACACCCGCATTGATAAAGTCGCCGCCCAGATGGACGCGGCCTTTTAATTGCACTTTCTACTGTGTCGGTTGCTGTGTTCATACCCGTGTATTTTCGTGCTAGTCTATGCTACTTTTTGCTACCTTTCATTTTTTATCAAAAGTTCTGTTTGCTCGTAAATAATTCAGTTTACCGTGCAATTCTATTGCAAAATATAAAAATATAGACGTAGGAATTCAAATTCCTACGTCTATATTTTTGGTGGACCTGAAGAGACTCGAACTCTAAAAAAACACTGTATTTCCAATGCTAATTTGAAAATTGTGTTTATTTTGTGTTCACAGCCTACCTCGGTGTTCTCAATTCTTCGCGATATGCTCGTAATACTCCATCAGCTTCCGTTCCGGCCCCGGGCCGTCTTTGTCGAGTAAAAACGCCTTGGCCAGCGCGGCGTAGAACTCCGGCCGGTTGAGGCCGAATTCTACTGCTACGGGGTAGTAGTCTGAGTACATCATATTCATGGTCACGCCCCACGCCCAGCGGGGAACCACTTGCGCCTGGATTCCCATGCTGTCCGCAATGGCGGAGGTCTGATCCATCGTCCAGTGCGGGCCGGTCGAGCCGTCGGCGACCTGCTTGGGATAAAATGTCGCGTTGACATAGGTCTTCAGCGCGTTGTCGCCGCAGCAGCTTCCGATCTCTTGTTCTGATTGAGGCCGCCCAGCAGATTGCCGAGGCCGCCGTTTGCCAGACCCAGCGCAGCGCCGCCGATGCCGAAGCCCAGCGCGGTCCCCGCGAGTCCCTTGCTTGCGTATTCCATAAAAAATACCTCCGAAAAAGTAGTAAACCGGCCGGTTTCTATTCTCAGTCTACCGGACCCCCGATTTCTGCGGGGGGACATCTGCGGGACGTTTGTGTACCATTTCCGGGGCATAGCAAAACACCCGCAGGACGAATCCCACGGGTGTTTTGCGTTATGCTCCTGTCAGGCGGCGGGCGGTGTTGTAGATGTGCGGCAGGCGGCGGGAGATGGTTTTGCGGTCGATGCCGATTTCACCGGCCGCGTCCAGCTGCGGGAGCCTGCGCACGATATATAGCTTCACGATCTGCTGATCGATCACGTCCAAAAGTCCCTCGTCAGTGACGCGCTCCCAGTCGCTGCGCGTAAGATGTTCCAACTCCTTCGGCAGAGTCAGCCGCGCAGTTATTTGCTGTCACTCCCTTCGGCCCGCCGTCCGGCGGAGGGTTACTTCATCGCTGCAGCCAGCTTCTTCAGCAGGTCGTCGCCGTATTTGTAGTCGGCGAGATACTTGATCGTGCTGTCTGCCAGCCCGGCTTTTGCCTTGATGGTCTCCTTGGCCGTCTCGACGGCCTTGTCTGCGGGTCCCGTATCGTACTCGACCCACGGGAGTTTCCCGTGCTTCTTCCACACACGGCTGTTGTAGCCGCCCTTGAGACCGATGTTGCCGACGCCAGTAATCTGCACGCCATTATTCCAGATGGGCGTACACTCGACCGCGAGGCCGTCGCCGATGTACAGGCCCCAGTGGCCTGGTATCCAGAGGCCTTCGCCGGGCACGAGCTTGTCCCAGCCGGACGCGGAGACGTCCTTGCACTTTGCGATCATGCCGTCGGCGGAGACGTCCGGGACGGCATTTCCGGCATAGCGTGCGCCGCCGTGGTAGGCGTTCTTATCGCCGTTCCATCCCCAGAGAATGCCCTTCGTGAGGTTCACGCAGTCAAACGCGAAATAGCCCCTGCCGATCAGCACGCGGAGACTTGCCTGCTTCGCGGCGCTGTACCAGTCCGGATACTGGTTCGCCTTTTCCGTGATAATACCGTTCGTGACGGGTGAGCCGAAGCAGCCCCACATGTAGACGGTTTTGTAATTCTTTGCAACGTCGATGTGCCTTTTTACAAGCTCGGAGGCTTTCATCACATAACTCATGCCCGCTCGCTCCCGTACAACTCGTGGTGCAGCTGCAGCACGGCGGCTTCGATCAGCTTGTCAACAATTTCGCTGTCGAATTTGATGCCCTTCTCGGCCAGAAAGTTAATGACATACGCCTTTTTCTCTGCGCCGTCCGTCGCGGCATACAGCTGCTCCGCTGCCTTTACGCCGATCTCAACGTAGGTGCGGATGGTCTGCAGCTTGTCTGCGTCGATTTTGGTTTTGATCCACGGGATCAGAAACGCCGAGACGAGCGCGCTGATGAGCGCGATCACTGCCGAGATGATCTGTGTGTAGTCCATAAGTATACTCCTTTCAGTCCTTCAGCACGATCTCTGCGATGCGTGCTGCCGCTTCCGGGCCGTATTTCTCGGCCCATTTATCCATGTATTTCTGCGCGTACTTCGCGCGGTTCTCATTTTTGGCTTTCCAGAGGTAAAAGCCGCTGTATGCCGTCGCTTCGGCGATGACTGCCAGCGTGATCTCCGTGAGGTCAGCGCCAGCAGCGCACGCGATGATGAGCATGAGGCATACAAGTGCATTCCCAATCAGCCATTTTTTCGACGTCTCCATCATCCCAGCCCCGCGTGGGCCAGCGCCCATCCGACGAGGCCCGCGACAATGGCCGTCACGACGGCCGCGACAATGGCGTCCCAGCGCTTGCCGGGCTTCTCCGTCAGGGCCTTGACGTCGGTCTTGATCTCGCGGACGTCGGATTCGACGTTCTCCTGCTTGGTCGCCAGCACTTTGACGCTGGCTGTGAGGTCGGTGAGGTTTTTGAGGTCGGACTGCATCTCGTCGATGCGGTGCGAGTTGCTTTTCGCCCGCTGCTCTACCTCGGTCACGCGCTCTTCTGTGGTCATTGGTTTCATTCTCCTTTCCCGGGGCGTAAAAAAGCCGTCCCGCTGCTTGACATTTGACAGCGGGACGGTATAATGGAGATATAAGGACGCTGCTGCGGCGCCCGCCCCACGAATGGGGCGTATCCATCTTATCACACGCTGCAAATTTTGTCTATCTCCGCCGCCCGGAAGGGCGGCTTTTTTATGTGTCGATTTTCTTCCACCCGTCGGGGTTGACGGATGGCGGCCAGACGTGGGCTTCCAGCAGCAGCCCCAATGTTTGGTGCATTTTTATACCAGCAGATAATGTACTTCTATTACTGCTTCGCTGGCTGTTGTATCACCCGTTCCTCCATCCATTTCCGTGATTATCCGCCAGCTGTCCTCGATCGAGGGCCCAGACCACAAGCTGATAGAATCAAGGGCTATCGTATCGTAGCCAAAAACACTTGTCTGCCCATTGAATGGGACATACAAGATTGCCGTTGCTCCATTCTCGCCTTTGATTGCGATCCATGCCCCGACATATGTCCGGCCCGTTTCGACGTATAGCCCCGTTGCACCGGTTGGGAGTGATACCTGCGTTCCCTTTGACACGATTTCGGTATAAAGTTCGTTCGGGTTTAACGTTACGCCCCCGCCGCCGGACGTAGGGACGTTGACAACCGCGGTCGCCTTGCTCAGCGTCTTCCCGGCGTCCGGGGTTATTTCCACTGTGCCGTTGGCGGTGATGGTGACGGTTTTCTCCTGCTCCGGCTTGGACGTGCCTGCCGGGATACCGCTGATCGCGGCGGCGAGGCCTGCGATGGTCTCCGCCTGCGGGGCTGTGCCACCTTTGGCTTCCACGGCGTCATAGGCTGCGCCGACGGTGGAAATGATGCGGTCGATCTCTGTCTGTACGCTCATGTCTGTGCTCCTTTCAGATGGCCGCGAGGGCGTTCTCAATGTCATCGGTCAGGCTGACTGTGCCGCCAGAGGTGTGGCCCGCGGGGATGGAGACGCTGGTCTGCGTGAGGCCGTCGATGGTCTTGCTGATCGCGCCGTTGTCGGCCATTGTGCCCTCGACCTTCGTGCCGTCGGCGAGGACGATATACTTGCCGTCCAGCACGTCCTCCGCTGCTGCGGTGACGCCGGAGACGTCCTTGTACTTGTCCGGGATGGCCCCGACCGTGACCTTGCTGATGACTTTTCCCTTTGTTGGCGTGATCTCCTGCGCGGCCTCGGCAGGCGTGGCGGACCTGGTTTCAAGGGCGATGGATACCTTGCCAGAGCCGGAGTGCTTACCGGCGGGGACGGTATATTCCTGATTGCCGGTCGTCGCGTCCAGCACCTTTTCCACCGTGCCGTTATCCGGCATGGTGCCCGCCTGCGTCACGCCGTCGGCGTCGATGAAGACTTTATTCGCCAGCACGTCGCCGGGCGCGGCAGTTGTGGCGGAGACGTCCTGATAGTTTTCAGGGATGGCCCCGACCGTGACGGCGGACAGGCCGTAATAGCCCGCGTCCGGGGCGACGGACTGCTGCTCCTTCGTCGGGGTGACGGATTTGGTTTGCAGAGTGTAATTTCCGCCGCCTGCCGTGCCCTTTACCGTGCCGGAGCCGTTGTGATAGCCTGCCGGGATGGTGTAGGACTCGCCCTCCTTGACCTGCGCGTCAACCGCGCCGTTGTTCTTGATGGCGTTGATCTCGGTGGCCAGCGCGCCAAGCTTATCCGTGCTGGTTCCAAGGCCGAGCGCGACCATTTTTGTGCGGATGGTGTTCCGCGCGGTCTGCAATCTTGTAATTTCAGTCTGTGTGCTCATAAAATCCTCTCCTTAAATCGTCGCCAGCAGCGCGTTGATATTGCCGACCTCCGTATACACAGCGGCGGAGGTGACAGGCTTGGTGTTGTCCTTTTCGACGGCGTCCGCCGTATCGACGGATATGGTGTTCGTCGCGGCGTCCAGCTTGAGGCCCGCTCCGATGTTGTATTCTTTCGTTTCTGTATCATCATCGACCTCTACTGCCTCCCCGTCCACGGTTAAAACTTCTCCGTCTATCGTCGCAATTTTCTTCATTTCCTCCTCCTTAAAAGCAGAACGCGAAACTCACGCCGTACAGATTTGTGATATCGCCGCCGTTTGTGCCGCCCTGCTGTCCGACAAAGCCGAAGCCGCCTGCACCTGCAAAGTTCTGCGACCGCTGCCACCACGTCACAGCAGCACCGTTCATCTCCTTCACTTTGCTTCCGCCAGCCGCATAATAACTGTACTGCGTTCCCTCGCCCGCAGCAGAAATAATCCGGCTGCCGAAAATCTCAATTTCCGAGAGCAAAAACAGTTTATCCGCTGAAGTTACAACAGAAGATGATGTTGCTGCGCTCTTTTTGCTGACCTCCCGAATCCCGTTTTGAACGCTCTGCGGCATAAGTTTCAGAATGAGCGGCAGATACTCTGTCCGCATTTTACTGCTCTTCCAGCCGCCCACGACCGTCTCTGTGTCATTCATGCCATACCCGGTAGCGCAGCAATCGTGCAGCTGAAACGTCAATGGAGCCTTGCCAGAACCGTCGTAATAGTCGTCGTGATTCTTCCCGATGATATCGACCTGATAGTCTGTCCCGCCAATCGTCATAGGCATGCTGTCTCCTACGAGCCATGTGGATGGAACAGTGCCTCTGCGGCAAGCCATCGCAACGCCAGCCCAGGAGTTGTTTGCGAACACTGGATCAAACGCAAACAGCGATATGCTTTGTGTCCCAATCACAATACTCTGCGTATCGCTAAGCCCGTTTGCGATTGCTGTTATGTTCCATGTCCCAGCTTTCGGCAACTCCAGTGTGCACGTCCCGTCTGTTCCAGCAGTTCCTGTGACTACTTTAACCCCCTCTGCCGGTGTCGCTGTGACCCCAGCCCCGGGCATCGTCGTGACGACAAGCTTCGGCGTGACGCCTGTCTCAATCGCCTGAATCGCGGAAACGAACCCTGCCGGGTAGACCAGCTGTGCGGACGTGCCGCCCTTGACGCGGATCGCGTCGGCAACTGCAGTCAGATTATCCGTGTCCGTCATACATCGTGACATCAGTAAGACCCTCCTTCCGCATCCGGCACCGTGACGGCGCTCCACGCCCCGTTCGCAACGCACATAAACTTCCCATTATCGGCCGCTGTGACGCTCGGCAGGAATTTCTCGCTGCCGGATAGCGTATACCGTGTACCCCAGTAGCCTTCTGCATTGCCATCCGAGTCAATATGGACGTAATAAATCATCAGTTCTTCCGACGTATCGCCCTGCGTCATCTTTGTCAGCGCAAAATCGACATACCCAAACGCTTCATCCACTTCCGCAAGCGGAAGAAGCACGATGTTCGTATTGTATGCCCCAAAGAGTTTCACTCTTGCATAACACGCTTTTCCGGCCTTATAAGCTGCAAGGATTTCGTCATACGTCTTGGTGTGCGTGACACTTTGATCATAAGTATCCTCGGCATGAATACCGCAGCCAACATAGAACAGCTCCGAACCTGGTCCCGCTTCCCCTGCAGGCCCCTTGATATTCACACTGGCCGGATTTTCCTTCCCGCCGTCATTCGTCCAGCTGAGAATGCCGTCTGCGGATACGGAGGGTGTAAAGGTCGTGCCGTCCTGCCCCGGTTCGCCGTCTGCGCCGGGCGCACCGGCGGAGCCGTCTTTCCCAGGTGCGCCTGCCGGGCCTTTGATATTCACGCTTGCCGGATTTTCCTTTCCACCGTCGTTCGTCCAGCTGAGAACGCCGTCTGTGGATACGGATGGCGTAAAGGTCGCGCCGTTCTGCCCCGGTTCTCCATTCTGACCGTCAGTACCATCCGCACCGTCCCGTCCCGGAGCCCCGGCCTCGCCGGGCTCTCCCTTGTCGCCTTTTTCGCCTCGCGCACCCTGAAGCGGCCCGTTGTTGATCCAGCTTCCTGTTACGCCATCGTAAATATAAATATCATACGGCTCCGCAGTCCCCACTCCATAAGCGTCACCTGCCTCTGGGTTCTGTACGGATGTTTTCAGCGCTGACAGTGACCCATAATATCCTTTCACCCGAAAGCCCGCTCCGGTGTCTCCTTTCGGCCCCTGCGCGCCAGTGTCTCCCTTTGGGCCCTTCTCGCCAGTGTCACCTTTTGGGCCTTGTTCGCCCGTGTCGCCCTTCGGGCCTTGCGCACCTGTATCACCCTTCGGGCCTTGTGCCCCCGTGTCGCCTTTCGGTCCCTGCTCGCCGGTATCGCCCTTTGGCCCCTTCTCGCCAGTGTCGCCCTTTGGTCCTTGCTCGCCCGTGTCGCCCTTCGGACCCCGTTCGCCCGTGTCGCCCTTCGGACCCACAACGCTTCCAAGGTCTATGGTGCTTCCATCCGTCAGCGTGAAAATAAGCTTTCCTTCGTCCGTCACTTCCACGGCCTTTACGCCTCTGGAGATCAATCCTCCAATCGTCACCGTGATCTGATTCGGGATCTCTACCTTCATATCCGCACCTTACTCTACAAATGCCCGGTTGTCCCGCGCCAGCGTCGTCTTGTCGCCGTGTGTGTACCGGACGTCGTAGGTATATTTCCCTTTCGTAAATTTTGCGCTGACCGTCGCGTCGAACTTCAGCTTTACCCGGTCGTCTTCAACCGAAGCGAAGCTGAATGTGTGTACCGTCTGCCGCGTATCGTCCAAAAACTCCACGCTTACGCTGTCCGTCGTGCCCATCGTGACGGCCTCTCCGTCCTGATCCTGTAGTTCAAATTTCAGTACAATCTCAAATGTGTCCCCTTCGTACCACCGCAGCACCCCTTTATCAATGCGCGGGCTCGGATACGCGCCCGGAATCGGCGTCGCCATGCCGCATCCCTCCTTTTCATCCAGTGTAGCAGACCCCCGCAGCGGATTCACCCCCACGCGCAGCAAAGCCGGGGCTTTCGCCCCGGCCCGCTCATGATTCCTCCAGCCACTTGTCAACGTCCTTCGACTTCTTATTCCTGTCAAAGCCGAGCGCCGCATAGGCCGCCAGCAGTTTCTCTTTGAGTTTCTTCCGCTCCGCAGGCGAGGCCGCGATGTACTTCGGCTTGTATTCCGCCGTGATCGCGCTGCCGATATCGCCCTTTTCCGTTCCGTGGTCGAAGTATTCCTTTGCTGCCGCTTTCAGATCTCCGCCGTCTTCGATGGTCTGAAGGATCTTTCCGTACTTCGTGTAGTCCTTCCCGCCGGTCCATTCCTTGTAGAGCCAGTATGCCTTGTTCTCATCCTCGGCGTAGTCATTCGCAAGGATCTTCTGGATTGCCTTTTCCTGCGTTACGGTCCCGGCAGCAATGGCGTCCTTGAGATCCTGCTTCTGTCTCGCGTCCTGCGCGTCCTGGATCTTCTCGTTCATGTAGTCGATCCGCTCCTGCGTGTCCATCGGCTCCATCTCCGCCTTCTGCGTGTCCCCGGCCAGAGCCTGATAATAATACTCTGCCTTCGCCTCTTCGCTGATGTCATAGGCTTTCAGCAGCATCATCTTGTCATAGTTCTTCTCCAGCTTCCGCGCCGCTTGAATAAACGCGTAGGTCTCCCGCTGATCCTCTCCGCCTTCTACCATGCCCTGATAGGCCGCAGTCTCCTTCGCAGACAGCGATTTAAACCCGCTCTCCACCCAGTTCTGCGCTTCCTCCGTCGCCGTCTTGCCAAACAGCAGAGCCTGCGCCCAACTCTTTGCCCGGTCAGCCGCGTTGTCGTTGTACACGGGATACTGCAAAATGTCGCGCCCCTCGTTGTCTACTGAATAGCTGCCGCCACGGGCTGCCGCCTCTCCGCCCTGAATCAGCTTTCGCGCCTGCCCGCCGCCGAACGGCGTTGCCAGATACAGTCCGGGCTTCAGTAACTCGTTTCCGATGGTCTTGACCTTCTTCGCGGGTGCCATGTCCCCGTTCTTCGCCAGCAGCGCCTTCTCGATATTTCCGAGGTTCGGGATCGCAGACGCTACGGCAATTCTGCCGCTGTCGATGTCCAGCCCAAGCGCTTCATCCACGCCGAGGATTGTCAGTGCTTGCGTTCCCGGCAGTTCAGAAATCAGGTTCCCTTCAAGGTTCTTAATTGCCTGGTATGTACCCGGTTTCTCCTTTGTGAAGTCCCATTTACCAGATATCGCCGCCTGTACCGTGTTCGGCAGCTGATACCCTGTGAAATCTCCCACCGTGTCATTGATGATGTCCAGCGGGTCAAATGCCGCGCGTCTGCCCACAATGCTCTCATAGAATTCATTGTAGACCCACGCGCCAATGAGGAACTTAAACATGGCCTTTGCCAGCGCCGCCACGCCCTTCTTCCGTTCCTCCTGCACCATGTCCTTGAAGATCCAGCTGAGTTCATTGTTGACCTCCAGCTGAAACTGTGTAAACAGCTTCACCAGTGGGTTCCGCGCGGAATAAAGCGTCGGCGTCGAACCTTTGCTCCGGTCTGCCATCACGCCGGAAGCAAACTGATCCGCCTCCTGCATCGCGTTCATCTCACTCATGCCCCGCCGCAGGTTCTGGTAATACCGCGCTCGGACAACGCTTCCCGTCGTGAACGTGTCGATGGATTCCATCAGCCATCCCGCGCCGGCGGATACCTTATCCATCGTCGTCTCCGCCAGCCGCCCATAGCCGCTGCGGTTGTTGATGAACGTCGATACTGCGTCCAGTCCATCTGCCGTTTTGTAGTTTTTCAGCGTGTCCCACATGCCGCGCAGCACATCCGCCGTTGACACCTGGCTCCACGCCTGTGTGATCGGAATAAAGTTCGTGAGCGCCGATCCCACATTCGCCGCGACCATGTTCGCGCCCACGCGGGACTCGAATTTCTTCATGACGTTGTAAAACCTCCGGCCCATGAGTTTTTCCATGCCCCGGTCGAGCCGCGACTTCTTCCCTGCCAGAAGATTCGTGTACTCATCCAACTCATCTACGAAGTTGGAAAGTCCATACCGTCCGTTCTTCGTCAGGTTTGCAACCTGCTCGTTGGCCTCATCCGGATTCAGAAATGGATTCATCATGATCGCGTCGATCCGCTGCTTCAGCCCTTCGTCCGACGCCCGATACCGGATCTGCGTTGCCAGCGCCCGCAGCCGCTGGATATCCGCCGTGTGGAAGATCACGTCCGTTGCGACCTCGATATACCGATCAAAGCCCTGCAGCGCGTCGTAGGCCGTCGCATATCCGAGCCGGTTCTGAATATTCGCCATGTACCGGATGCCGGGCCGGAAGCTTGCCGTCAGGCCGTTGATCGTCGCAGGCAGCGGCGACACGTCCCCCTCGATTCCGGCAGCCCGCGCAAACTTCTGCAGAATATTCCCGCCCTCTTCGTTCTCCTGAAAATGCGGGAAGTACCCTTGCAGATAGTTGACCGGCTCATACCCGTTTTCAATGCGCACCTGATTCATGTCCTGAAACAGCTTGTCGTATACCTCGTGGAAAACCTTCACAGCCCCGCGCACCTTTCCGAGATCCAGATTCGGGTTCTGTTTTTCAAATTCCTGAATTGCCGCGTTCCACTCGTCAAACGTCATCCCGCCGCGCTGCTCCACGCGCGGGTGCTGTTTGAGATAATCCCGGTTAAATTCCGCCTCACCCAGCCACTGCACCGCGTAACTCTCGGAAACCAGATTTCCTTTCCGTACCTGACGGTCAAGCTTCAGCGCCCGGATCCTGTCCTGCTGCTCTACCAGATAATTTTTGCGCTTGCTCTCGTTTTCGTGCACGGGCCAGAAATACTTGTTGATAAACGCATTTGCCTTTTCGTCAGAGACCTTTCCCTTCCGCGCGATATCCCGGATGCTCCGCTCCATCGTCTCTCGCTGGTACTGAATACCCATGGTCTTATCGACCCACTTGGCAGCCTCACTCTCGGTCAGCGCCTGCTCGGCAAACTCCCGCAGCCCCTGCTTGCGCTGCGCGTTCCAGGCCTTGAGTTTCAGTGCCAGCATGTCATAGTCAGCCTTTGCCTCGTAGACCTTCAAAATCTGCCGTCCGTTTTCCAGCCCTGCCACATAATCCGGGCTTGTCTCTCCGCGCAGCAGCCGGTTCACGATCTTCTGGTCAGCCTCCGTCAGCAGCGTTTTGCCCTGCACCTTCTCGTACGCCTTCCGTGCATCCTTCAGCTGCTTCCACATCTGTTCCGTTTCCGCTGCCGTCTGCGGAATGGCAAGCTTCTCCTTTGCCTTGTTCTGTGCTTCCAGATACCGCTGCGCCACCCGCAGCCCGCTCGTCAGCCGGTCAATGGATTCCGTAAAATTCGCCTGCTGCCACTTCTTGAAACTCGCCGCCTGCGGCCCGTAGTATTCGTCCAGCGTCTTTTGTACCTTCTGAATGCCGCGCGCCACATCGTAGATCTGCATCAGCTGGTCGCTCGGCGCAGTAATGTCCGCCGGGAACAGCCCCGGTGCCATCCCCTGCAGCTGCTGATACGCCACATCTACCGGCAAACCGTCCTTGCTGATCGTCAGCGTCCCCATGGCCGCTTTGCGGAACAGATTGTAGTCTGCAATATCCTGCCGGTCCGTCTCCGAAATAGAGATCTTCTGATCCCGGATGAATTTCTTGAGATCCCCGTACTGCTCGATATACTGCGTATCTTCTTCAATCCCTGCCTGATAGGCCGTCTCAAACAGATCGTCCAGCTTCGCCCGGTCAAGCTGCCCGTCCGTAAAGAATGTCCGCAGCGCCTCCTCTGCCATCGGCTGCAAAACCTCCCGCTTCGCCTGCCCCGGCACGCTCAGATTTTCCGCCAGTTCGTTCACCAGCCTGGATTCCAACCGCCGCACATACTGCGCCGGTTTCTCCCCCATCAGATCCCGGTACCGCCCATCCTGTGCGGAATACCGGATATCCGGGTTCGTCTTGTCGAATGTCCCGATGTTGTCCGTCGCGCTCTTGATCTGGTTGCTGCTGAATACAACAGTTTCCGTGTCTAAAATCAGGCCGTCGTAATTCGTCCCATTTACTTCGTTGAACAGTTCAACTGCCGCCACCATGTCTCCGATTGCGGTCTGGTTCACATCGTACAGCATCGCGAAATCATTCTTCCCGTACACAGACCTCAGCACACTGTCCACGGTTGCGCCATACCCGTAATTCTCCAGTCCATAATCCTCATTTTCAGCAACGGCCTCTAAGAACGCACGCATCTGCTTCCTCGTGATCGTTTTCTCATTCGTAGATACCGGATTCTTTACGTCCAGATAATACGCGCGTACATCCCCGTACTGCTTCGCATGGCTTTCGCTGTCTGTAAAATAAAACCCTCTTCCGTACAAATTGGAGTATTTGGATTTCTTTCGGTCAAAAATGTTGAACGTCTCATTGCCGCCTCTGTACATGACCTTCGGCGTCCCGTCCGCATTCACGACCTTGCTCGCACTCTCCGGGTGATTCTTCCAGTCCCCGAACCAGTCCTTGAACGCCTCCGTTTCCGTCTGATCGCTTTCCGCCTGCCGCGCACTGGCGGAGAATCGGAACTGACTGACCGACGGCGTGTTATCTGCCTGCGGGAGTATCCCGTTTTCAAAATAATCCCGGATTGCCTGCAGCACCTTGTTGGCGTGCGTCCCTCTGGAAAATTCCGTGCTGGAGATCGTGTTTCCCTGCGCATCGTCAATGTCCAGAATGACCTCGCCGCGTTCCTTGCTGATGAAATCGCTAAGTGCGTCCATCTGTGCCTTTGTCGGCATGACAGCCAGATTGATGCCGCCGCTCTCCGGGGAAATGCGGATGTTGCCTTCCTGCATGAAGCGCACCATACCGCCGCTGTAATCTCCGCCGCCGTAGTCCTCGCCCAGCGCGTCAATGATATCCCGATGATCGACTGTCCGGTATCCGCCCGGCCCGCCCTCGTGCCTTCCGGAGAAATCCAGCCTTGCGCCGTTCAGCAGAACATAACCCGTCTCGCTCCACTTGTACGTCCGCCCGAAATAGTCGAGCGCGGTCTTGTCGTTCTGCTTTCTCTGCTCTGCGGACGTTTGATCGGCACTGGCAGAGAATTTCCCCTTGACAGTTTCTCCCGTTTTGGATATACTGTTTTTAGAAGAACCTGCGTCGGCGGCGTTTTTGCCGTCAACCCCGGCAGTGAAAGTCCGGGGGGCGTCGGTTCTTCTTTTTTTGAGCGAGAACGTATAGATGAAATCGCCATCATCCCGCTCCATGACGTCCAGATTGAAGTCGTAAATGCCATTCCTTCCCGGCTGTGCATCATCGACATAGTTGATTGCATTCACGAAGTAGTGCCAGCGCTCCGAACTCTCGTGCATCCGTGTCTGCTTGAATTCCCCTTTGCTGTTGTCGTATCTGGATTCATTGGCAATTTCCCAGATATCGTTTGCAAGGTTCAGCGTAATCAGGCGCTCTGTTCTGTTTCCGCGCCGGTTCCCATACGCCATTTTCCCAGCAAACTTCTCCCCGTTCGCTTCCCCGTCGAATCTGGCCGTGATCTGATGTTCCTTGCCATCCTGCAAAATTGTCAGCTGCAGCGGCTTCTTTGCCCATACATCCGTAATCAGGCGATACATATAGGTCTTCTTTTCTTCCACCGTCATATCGCTGCTGAAATCGCTCTTGTATGTTTTCAGCCCATTTTCTCCACGCCCGACCATACTGTATTTCGCCGGGGGCGCTCTCGCGCTGCCGGATTTTTTCTGCCACTGGCCGACCTCTACCTTCACGTCCGCGTGCAGCTTGTTTGTGCCGTAGTCGGTGCGGTTCATGCCCGCGTAAGTGTCCGCGATGATCTCTTCGACGTAGGCGTCTATATCGTCGCCATAGGCGCGCGCATAGGCGTCCACATAACGCTCGATCATCTCCTTTGTGATCTTCCCCTCGGCCAGCAGCCGTGTCTTGATCTTCGCTGCCATGTCCGGATAGCGCTCGGCAAGAATATGATATCCCTCATGCTTTGCCAACTCGAACGCAGAGTATTCCTCGCTGTCCGCCCGGATCAGCACGGAACTGCCGTCCGTAAAAGCATCCGCATAGAATGTCTGCCCGTTTACCTCCTGCGTCAGCTGCCCGGTGAAGAACCGCACGTTCTGCACGCCCATCGACCGGAAGAACTTAGCCGCAGCCTTGATGTCCTCGCTGCGGGTTTCTTGCCCCTGCGGCATGACGCGCACGGTCTGCATGTTCCCTTCGCCGAATCCGAGTTCCGAAAGCGTTACTTCAGACCAAGTTTTTGCGAGATCTCTTGCACGCTCCGCTCTCTTTCTCCCGGCGTTAGTTCTTTGTTGCTGCGCTGTGCTTTGGCGAACGCCTCCAGTCTGTCCTTCGGCACGCTGACCAGCCTGCCGGATTTGTCCTTCATCAGGAACCTCGATACTGCCATTTTCTGCTCCTTTCTGCCCCGCGGCAAGGCCCGCTCGATAGGCCGCTTCCGCTACATCCTGATTCATGCCCTCTGCATAGCGCATCGTCCGCTGCTCACTCGCGCCGAGCCGCCCCTGCTCATAGACCTGTCCGAAACTTTGCGCATACTGCTCCACCGGCAGCCCCGTCGTGTTGCCATTCAGGAAATACGCCGTCGTCGTATCGTCATATCCCGCCCTCCGGACCTGATCCTGTAAATACTGTTCCTCCTGCTGCGCCGCCGCTTCATCCAGTTCCTGCTCTACGCCTTCCGTCTGCTGCCGGACGTACTGATCCAAGTCCAACTCGCCCATGCCCTCTGTCCCCGGAATTGGCGCGAGCAAACTGTCCTGGTCATACTGCTGCTGCGCCGCCCGCTGGGCTTTTTGTATCTGCCTCGTTGCCTCAGAACGCGAACCAGCGTCAGCGTTCGCGTTCTGATAAGGAGAAGACGACGCGTTCTGCGCAGCGCCCGGCGTCTCGCCGGGTGCGGAGCGATAAGCGGCTTCTTCGACGTACTGCTGTGCTAATCTCGTGTTCTCCTGCGCCATTTCCGCAGCGCTCTTGTAGATCTGGAAGTTCCGTTCGTCCGCCTCAGCCTTCGCCTGTGCCTGCTGCTCCTGTGCCTGCAGCTGTTCCAACCGCGTCAGCGTCTCCGGCACGCGCGGCTCCTGCCCTTCGTCCACTGCCGCCTGCTGCTCCTTCGCCACCTCGCGCAGCGTGTCCTCCACTGCCTTCTGCGTGACCTCTCCGCCCGCATCCACAGTCTGCTGCAATTCCTCGGCCAGCTGGTGCGCCCGCGTTCCCTCTTCCTGCGCCATTCCGTAGTCGATCACATCCTGCACTTCGCCTGCCTCTATGACCGCTCTCGCCGTCTGCGTGACGTTCGCTTCCGTGATGACGCGGTTCACACCTGCATACGTCCCGGACATCGCAAGGCCGGACAGACCGCCCGCGAGGAACGAAAGCCCGTCCTCCTTCGCGAAGTCTCCGACCATCGCCGCCAGCGCCTGCGCAGGGGTCTTTCCTTCGGCAATGTAAGCTGCATAGGCAGACATGACCTCTCCCCGGTCATGCTTTGCCACCACATCATACGCGCGGTTGAGCCAGTTGGACGCGACCTCTTCCGCGCCCTCAGACGCGAACGACCGCAGCGCCTTCTTCCACACGGCTTTGCCGCTCAACATATTCTCAATGATATCGCCCACGGAATACTTCTCCGTAAAGCCCTCGATCGCGCCCTCGACGATACCGTCTACCAGCGCATCCACATTGGACTTCCCGTTCTGGATTCCCTCATACACAGAATCCGCCGCGACCTGTGAGCCCATGACCCAGTTCATCGTCTCCGCGATCGCGTCCTTCGCGCCCGCCCCGGCCACGCCGCCGAAGGCCCCGACGAGCCCCGTCGAGACCGCCATATTGACCGCGCTGTCCAGCGCCGACGTGCCCGCCTGGTACAGAAACTGCCCTGTCGGCTCCATCCCCTGCATCACGCTCCCCCGGATCCCGGAGGACAGCCGCGTCGCGTTGTACGCCGGACTGTAAATATTCGTCGGCATATCCTCGTTCTGATAGCCGCCAGCCCACTTCGGCAATACGCCGCGCAGCGATTCCACATTTCCCAGTGCCTTCGCCGGTGCCAGTGCCGCCGAAAACAGGGTTCCCATTACCGGCGTATTCTGCCCGATCTCCTGCGCCACCGCATCAAGCTTCTGCGCATTCTCGTAGTCGTCGAGCACCTTCTGCCATTCCGCAAGCTGTTTCAGCTGCTCGTCGCTATAGCCTTTCTGGTTCAACGCTCTCTTTGCGTCGGTTTTTGCGATCGACCGCACGCTGTACCCGTTCAGTTCCTTACCCCGGTACTGCCGGATCAGTTTCTGGTCTTCCTCGCTCAGGTTTCCGATTGCCTCCTGTGCCCGCGGCAGTACGCTCTGACTATCGACCTGCGCTTTGCGCTTCTGCAATGCCTCAATCTCGTTCTGCAGCTGCGTCACGCTCTTCCCGTTTTCAGACAAGCCCGTATCAGTGAAATGCGTGTCCGCCTGCTCAACCTCCCGGTTGTAGATCTCGCCCTCCAGCAGCTTTGACGTCCGCCGCATCCCGCGCACCTGATCCCGCTCCACGGTTTTCATCGCCCGCGCATGCGCAGTCGCCGCATTCACATCGTCCCTCTGGCTCTTTACCGTCGGGCGGAACGCGTTTCCCAGTGCCGCGCTCTGCTGCTGCAGCGCCAGCAGCCCAAGCTGCCGCCCCTGCGCCGCCTCCACGCCGCGCAGGTAATTCTGGTACGAGCCGTACTGCGTCTGCATCGCGGAAGACCGGTTGTATTCCTGCTGCGATACCTTCCCGCTGATCTCCGCCCCCGCATTCTCCGCCTTTTTCTGCCCGATCTCGTTATCTCTGGAATAAAGCTGCACAGCCGCACGGTACGCCTCAAACGCCGCCTGTCTGCGCCGCATTTCCGCATTCCCGTTTCTTACGCCCGACACAAAATCTGTCTTGTTCATAAGACCGCCGGAAGAGCCGGTCGCTTTCGACTGGCTCTTCTCGATCCCGCTCATGAACTTTTTCTTTGAAATAAGGCTCATATGCCCCTCCTTACTTCTTCTTGGATACCGACGCTTTCCTGTATGTAACCTCGTCGTCGATCTTCATTCCAGTTCTTTCCCAGATCAGGTTTGCAAGATTGCTCCACTGCTGCTTGCTCATCTGTCCCCGCGCGTTCACGGCCTCGTCAAACGCCCGTTCCGAATTCCCCTGCGCCAGCAGCGTTGAGACCGTCTGTACGACGCCCCTGTAGCTTGCATCCAGCATCGATACATTCTCTTCCCGGTTCCCGTAGCCGTTGATAAGGTTCATCCCTGCGGAACTGCTGCCGCTTCCCCCGCTACCGGAACCCTTCGCCGACTGCTCCGCCGCCATCGCCTGCAGATATGCCGCGTTCTCGTTGTTGGCCTTATTCGCCCAATAGTTCAGCATCGTCTCCCACTGGCTCATATCCATCGACCGCTCCGAGTTGTACGCGCTCCGCGCGTCCGAAAGATCCGAGTACCAGTCGCTCACCGTGTCGCGGTACCGGCCATAGTCCGTATCGTCCCGGCTCTTCACGAGGTTAAACTGGTTATAAAGGTCTGTCCCCTCATCCTGATACCGCTGATATGCCTGCTGCTGCAGCTGCGGCACAATATCATTGAGGTTCTGCAGATACGCATTGTATGCCTGCTGTCCCACCTGTTCGCCGTAGGTAGATCCGTAGCCGCCTGTGAGCGCCGCTGCCTGCCCCATCGTGTCCTGCATAGCAAGCCGTCCAAGCCGCTGGTACTGATCCCGGTACTGCAGGTAAAGCGGATCCGTCCCCATGTCATAGCTGAATTTCTTCCGGTTCCGAATCTGGTCATACAGGCTGGTGAGTTCATCGTCCCAGCGTGACTGATACGCGCCCGGCTTATTCGCCTTGATCTGCTCCAGATACGCCTGCGCCGCCTGCACGCTTCCGGATGGTGTATAGCCGCCCTCCAGCCCGTTCAGCTTGCTCTGTGTGTATCCCGACACGCCCGCCGACGTGTACGGGCTGTTCCTCTGCGTGTAACTTCCGCCGTAGTTGTGGATTGTCTGGTTCTTGTTGACCAGCTGCGACTGATAGCTTCCGTCCGCATTCACGCCTGTAATGCGATATGTTCCGCCGCCGGTTACAACTTCATCGCCTGCCGAAAGCCCGGCCGGGGCCCGGCCTCCCGCTTCTACTCTGTATACGCCCATGTCCTCACCGCCTTAAAGCTTAAAATGCGTCGCGTACTGCTTCGGCATGTACGCCTGATTGTAAGCGTTGAAATACCCCTGATAGTAGCTGTTGTACTTCGCCGCCTCGTTTGTATACTTCGTTGTCTCCCCGTTGGCATCGCAGATCTTCATCCCCAGATACCAGCGGTAGATCTCGTCATATGGCCACGGGATCAGCAGTTCTGTCTCTAAGTCCGCATCCTCCCCGTATCCCGTGAACGGCTCCGGCTCTTTCTCGTGCTCGTGCGTGCAGATAATATCCCGATACACGATCCCGTCCAGTTCCGACAGCCACCGGACCTTATCCGGCGTCTCATACTGGTTCGGCATCAGCCGGTCCACCGTTTCGATCGCTTCTCTGATTTTCATAGTCCCCTCCTTACCAAAAGAAGGGGCATCTCTGCCCCTTCCTCTGCTTCATGCCGTCATGGGCATTCACTTGTCAGTTGTCCGCCTGCGCACGGCGGAAGGCTTCTTCCTCCGCCATCTTCGCATTCATCAGCGCCTCGTACACCGGCAGCGGAACCTCCACTGTCTTGCCTTTCGGCACCTGGAACGTCCGTCCGTTCACACATACAAACCTGCTCTGTTCCTCGCTTGCCATCCCGCGTTCCAGAAAGATCGTCTTCTTTACGTCCCACGGGCTGATCTCTGCGGTTTCCTCTGCCGCTTTCTTTACGGTTTCTGCCATGGCTGTTTGCTCCTTCCTCAGTTGGCCGCGTCACTCTCGGAGTACGCACTGCAGCTTTCCACGCGGACCATACGGTCCTCATAGACGATCTTCGCCGCCATCTCGGCCTTGTAGCCGACCGTCGAGAACTGGTTCAGCGGGCCGCCGATCTCATCCTTACTCTTGACGATCATCTCAAGATTACCGCCCTCTGGGTCGATCATGCGGTACGCCCCTTCGCCCAGGAACAGTGTCGCATACACGCTGTAGTAAACCGCAGGGTTTCCGCTAGCGGCTGCTGTCTTGACCGGGCAGGTCGAGTTGTTGAAAACCTTCGCCTCCGTCGTCTCCACAAAGCGCACTCCATGCAGTTCTCCGATCTCGCCGTTGAACAGTTCGGTTGTAGCCGCATACTTGTGTGCCTCAATCCACTCCTTGCTCGACCGCAGATCATAGGCAACAGACGGATGGATGATCGCAACATACTTGCCGTTGATCTTCCTTGCCTTGAGTTTCTTCAGCGTCGTCACGGCCTTGTTGACCTCATCCGGCGTCAGAAGTGCCGTCTTGTCAAGGTCGGAACGGCCCGTAACCGCCGTATGCGCACCCGCGCTCGATACCTTGTCGCAGTACTGCACGTTCGAGCCCGCCACGATGGTATCGCGCACGCGCTTGTCGATGGATGTGCCAGCGGAAGCGCCGAGTTCCTCCGTCGCGCCCAGAATCACGTTGTCCAGCGCGTGCAGTTCCAGCTGGTCAGAAACGCTTACATATGTGCCAATCTGCTTGATGCTGGCTGTCATGCTCGTCTGGCCCATCTTCTGACCAGTCGGGATCACACCTTCTGTCAGTTCGTCTGCATCCTTCAGCGTGTTCCACTTGCGCCACTCGACGGTCTTGCCGTGGTTGCGCGGCAGCGCCTGCTTGCCTGCAAACTGCGCATGCACCAGTTCTGGCCGTGCGTTCTCCAGCAGCTGCGTGTCGTAGAATGTTTTCATAGTCGGCGTCAGCGTATCGTTGCCGCTGAACGCGGTCGTCGCGCCGGTACCGGCGTTTACATAGTTGCCAGTCGCATTGACAAGCGTACCGGCGTCAGCAAAAAACTGAAATCCAATGGGTAACATGGTTTCTTATCTCCTTTCTCAGGGGATCACTCGCTCCCCTCTTGCCGCGCGGCGGCGCATGTCCTCCACCTCCGCGCGTGTCCATTTCGTCTTCATCGGGACGGTTGTTCCGCCTCCCGCGCCGGAGCCGATCTCCTGCGGTCTTGCCCCCTGCGCCTGAATGGTTCGCACCAGATTGTCCCGCGTCTGGCTCGCGACCGCCTGCACTCTCGCCGCTTCGATTTCCGCCTGATGCAGAACCTCAAAGGCCGTCTTCACCGGGACGCCCGCTCCAAGCAGTCTTGCAAAATCCGGATTCTGCATTTCCGTCTCGAAGTCTGCGCCGTACCGCGCCGCCACATCCCGCTCGAAGTCCGCCTGAATTCCAGCAAAGGCTTCTCGCATCTGGTATTCCTGAAGCTGCCGACGCATGGCCGTATTCTCGGCCCGGCCCGCGTACTCCTTTTTGAGCACGTCCGCTGTCACACCCTTCTCCATGGCCTCCGCACTGTAAAGCCGTTCGTCGGCGGAGAAGCGCTGTGCCAGCGCTGCAAAATCCGTCTTTCTCGGATCCGACGTGTCGATCCCGTAAAGCGCGCCCAGCTGATCAATGATCGGAGCCATAGCTTCTGCCTGCCCCTTATACTGGTTCAGCCCGCGCACCCGCTGTTTGACGACCCTCTGCACAGCGGAATCAAAATCCTTTTTGTACCGCCCCTGAATCAGACTGTCAAACGTTTCTTCCTGCTGCGTGCCCTGTCCCTGAGCGTCCGGGACGTTGACCGGCTGCTGCTGCACCTGCGCCTGTGCGGCTGCCTCCTGCCCGCTCTGCTGACCGGCGGCGTCAGCTGCGTTCGTCTGAACGCTTACGCCCGTGAATTCGCCTTCCATGCTGTAAATTCCTTTCTGGCGTTTATTCTAAAATCATCGTAGCACATGTTTTTTTATCTTTCACCCCCTAGCGTGTCAGAAACGACCTCGTCGGAACGGGCCGCCGCAATCGGCGTCTCTTATCCTTTGAGGTCGTTTCTTCCTTTCCGATGCGCAAGCCGCACTTGCGCATCGGTTTTTAAGTCGGCTGCGCCGCCTCCTGCGATTTCTGCCGTGCGTCCTCCACGATCTTCGGCTCCTGCGTCTCGCCCGTGCTGATCTCCGGTTTCTGCGCTGTGGCGTTCGTCTGCGGGGCAGCCTGTCCGCCCTCCTGCAAAATCTGCTGCGCCAGCCCCTCACCCATCTGCGGGTCATACCGGTCTGCCAACGCCAGTGCCATCTGCTGCCACTGCGCGAGCCGCTGCTGCAGATCCGCGTTCTCTTGTATCTTCTGAATGATGGAGTCCTTCCCGTCAAAGTCCATCATATCCAGTGTTGCCAGCGCCTGATCGACCATCTGCGGGTTGAAGAATCCCAGTTGGAAGAACTGCAGCGCCAGTTCGTTCTGCGCCATAGACGTGTACTCGCTTGCCTTCTGCGCCGAAACCTCGATATCGAAGACCGGCTTCCGCAGCCCGTCCGGCTGCCCGTTCGCGCCATAGAGCGTCTGCGGCTGCAAGCCCTGATTGCTGTACTGCACAAACTGCTCCGCCCCGCGCTGCCCGACAATCCGGAACTGCCGCGGCAAATCGTAGAACTGCCGGATCCGCTCAATGACCATCCGGATCATCCGCGCATACGCCCGGTATGCCGACTTTGTGGAATCCTTGCTGCTCCTGCCGGACGCCTCCTGCAGCGCCGCAATGGCCGAAGCCGCCGTCACGCCGGAACTCGTTGCGCCGTTATTCACGTCCGTGTTGCCCGTCGTCCATTTCAGTTCTTCGATCTTATTCTGCAAAATGGCGATGTAATTGCTGTTGAGCATGTTCACCTGAATTGGAACCAGACTGTCCTGCCCCAGATTCCCGTCCACATGCACAAACGGCTTCGTCCAGTCCGCAAATTCCTGCTCGTTGACAGACCCGTCCGACCGCTTAAACCACCTCGGCGTCGTCGTCATGATCGCATTCTTCACGATCGCCTGATTCATCCGGTCGATCTGCTCCTGCGTCGATTTGCCGATATCGATATAGCCATATCCCGCAATGCTCCCCTCCACAGGGAACAGCGCGTCTACTACGAACGGATACTCCCCGTCGTCATAGAGCCCAGTCTCCGCCATCGGCCGCCCGACCGGCTGCTGCACGACGCTCCCGTCCGGCAGCGTCAGCGTATCGAACTTTTGCTCCGTATCGTTCTCCGTTGACTGCAAAACCGTATCGCCCACCAGCTTCGCAAAGTGCAGCACCTGCCGCCCGTCCTGATATTTCTTGTAATACCAGTCCACCACCATAGACTTGCCGTCAAAGCTGATCGCGTCGTCCGTGTTGTACTTCTGCTGCAGCTGCGTGTTGGAATTCAGTTTTCCTTCCAGTTCCGGATATTTTGCAATCAGAAGATCGTTGTCCACCATCTCTGTCAGGAAAATGTTCTTCGACTTCTGAATATCCCGCACGCCCGGCTCCCAGAAAAACGACAAAATGTCCACCGGCTGCACCGAGATATCCCCGAGTCCGTTCAGCTTTGAGGAATCCCACTTCACATGCCAGATGAGCGTCCCCTGCTTCAGCTTCGTCCACTGGCTGTCGGAATAGACCTCTTCAAAGTCGTTCTGTTCCAAAATGACCGGCAGCACCGAGGAAAGCTTCGCCGCCTCCTCCCGGTCGTCCGGTTCCCGCGGGCGGATGGCCGGGGCCGGATAGGCCGCAATCGCGTCCGCGTGCTTGCCCATGATCACGTTGAAGAGCCACGCCGACGTCCACTTGTCGTCCTCCGGATTCCCCTTCTGAATCCTCTGCCAGCTGCGCATGCGCCACCAGTCCTCCGACGCAATGACGCGTGCTTCCAGTGCGCTCTTGCCCTGCCGGTACTTCTGCAGCGTGTCGATTGCCCGTCTGGCCTGTTCTTCCCCGATCGGTTTGCGCGCCGTCTGCCCGCTCATCTGGTCATTCTGCATGCTCGGCTGTATCTGCTCTGCCTGCATCCTCTGTGTCCTCCTTCCGCATGTCCTCTGCCGTCAGCAGTTCGACCTCATGCCGGATCCCGTCCAGCACAAGCCCCACCACAACCGGCGGCAGCCCCGCCCGGTTGATATCCTTCACCAGCTGCCCCCGCAGCTGCATAATCGCTTTTGTGATGTTCATGCCGTTTCCTCCAATTTCCTCACCCTCGTCTGCAGCCTCTGAATCTGCCGGATGCACAGGGCGATCAGTTCCTCATAGCGCAGGCCGTAATCTGCACTGCCGTCCTTTCGCGACGTTTTCACAAAGGCCGCAAAATCCTGTCCTGTCAGCCCGCAGTCCCGGAGTGCCTGCTCCACGTCCTGCGCAATCAGACCCGTGTGCGTCCTGCCGGACGCGCCGTTTTTCAGCCGGTAGCTTGCCGGACGCAGCTTCTCAAACAGCGCGTCGTAGCGTTCCAGCGCATACGAAATGTCCGTCTTCTTCTCCCGGTCGGACGTGCTGATTGTGCCCGTCTGCGCATACACGACCGACCACCGGTAATCAGAAAACCCGAGTGATCCCGCGCCGTCATACGCCGGAGCCGTGCTGCCGCTTACGACCAGATCGCCGCCCACTGCCGTTCGGCAGTTCGTCTGCGCGCCGCCCTCCGTAACAGACAGCGTATTGCCACCATAGCAAAGCTTTGCGCCGCTCGTCGTCGCCACGACCTCGCCGAGTCCGCTCTGCATATGGATTCCCGCGCCGCCGTAGGTACCCGTCGTATAGCCGAGCCATCCGCCGACCGTACCGCTGTTCAGCGCATCGTATACCGCCATATCGCCGCCCAGTTTGATATAATCCGCCGACAAAAGCCCCGTCGTAATATCATTCGCTGACAGATGATTGACCGAAAAGTTATTGAAATCCAGAACGCCGCCGTTGATGCGCGAAGCGGACAAATTGCCCGTGACGTTTGCCGCATCGACTGTAAGCCCCGTGATGCTCGCGCCCGTCACATTCAGGCTCGTGGCTCTGATCGCACCGGAGATACTCGCGCCCGAGCATACCAGATATCCGTTCGCGTCCACCTGAAACCGGTCCGACACGGAAAGGCCGTCCGTCCCGAAATACATACCCGCACTGCTGCCAAATACATTTTCCACGCGGTAGATGCTCCCGTCCGCAATCGTCCACGGCCCAAAGGCCGAGCCTGCCGCCGCTGTAATTGTGCCAGTCAGCTTCGCGTTGTAGGCCTCCAGCGTTCCGGACGGAAAATGCAGCTTCTTGCCCGACAGGTACGCGACCTCCAGCCCCTCCTGCCAGAAGGAAATGCGGTTCGGCGTCACGGTCAGCAGTTCGTTTTTCGTCCGGTCAACAATCTTTCCGCCGCCGTCCGTCACAGTCGTTTCAATATTGCCCACGCCCACACCGTACACCGGCGTCACGTCGTTGTAGTAGAGCAGCCCCGTCTTGATGTACTGCTGCGCATTCACGGAAAACGCATTGTTCACGCCTGCCGTGTAATCATACAGCTGTTTGATGCCGACGGAGTTCCCCTCAATCGTCAGCTGCGTCTTCTCAAGATACTTCCCGAAATCCGAGATCGCCACATAGCTGCCGGACAGCTTTGTTGACCACGTTTCCGAATTCGCCGCCGCGAAATCCGCCGTCTTGATGATGAGAGACTTTAACGCCGCATAGCCGGAAAGCGTCGTCTTCTTTTCCTCCTCCGGGAGTCCGTCCGCGTCAATGACCTGTGCGATCTCTTGTAACGCCGCCGTTGCTGACCAGTCCGCCAGATTCAGCTGCTCTGTCACGGAGCACAGATACCGCCGCATGCTCTCCAGCTGCTCCTGCGTTGTCTTCCCCGCAATGGACGGGTACGCAAGTGTCAAGCTGCCCATGCGCAAACCACCTCCAATCGTGCGTTGTAGGGGCGGACGACTCTGTCCGCCCTCTTTTCGTCTGCCCACAACCCATCGGGCGGGCAGAGTCGCCCGCCCCTACAGAATGGACTATACATCACTTCCACCTTCCAGCACCCGTGCCAGACTGAACAGCTTCATCTCGCCCTTGCCCGTCAGCCGGAATTTCAGATGGTCGCACCTTGCGGGCCGGACCGGCAGCAGAAAGGTGCGCAGCCCCCGGCCCTCGATATGCCCGCAGTGCCGCCACACGCCGTCCGAATCATACTGCACCCAGAAATCCACGGAGGAGCCCCTCGGCAGCTGCATGCGCAGATTGATGCGCGAGACATACTTTTTCCCGACAAGCCCATACGTCATGATTCCCGTCTCCGCCATCCACTCGACCGCTCCTTCCAGCGTCCCGACGCTGCCGTACACGGTTTTGAGCGTTCCGTTTTCGAGGAAATAAAGTTCATCGTCCACCCGCGCGAAGTCCTCCGCGTGGGCGCTGTCTTCCTTGTGCCACAGGCCCTTTCGCGTGTCGTAGACGAACAACGTCCAGCGATGTGCCTCATCCTCCATGCTGATGAAGTACTTCCCGCGCACGCCGCCCGCGACGGCGTTGTAGTAAAGCTTCGTGCCGAAGCAGCTTCCAATCTCCTGCGGCAGACTTCCGTCATACACGCACACGCCCATGCGCGACTTGTAATACAGCCGGTCGTCCACCACAACGAGGCTCTTGCTTGACCCGTTCTGCACACCCGCACATTTCTGCACGACCACCTGATGCGCCCCCGATGCCGACGGATATACCCGGTGGAAGCAGTCCTCCTTAAAAAACACCGGACTGTCGGCCAACGTCGCCGCGCCCGTCCATTTCCCATCCGTACCGCAGCTTGCCCGCCACGAATCCGTCGCCACGCCCTGATAGCACGCCCAGTTCTTAAAATCGCCCAGCTTGCAGCAGTAGATCTCGTTCACGGTCTCGCCGTCCGCCACGCCGTATTTGCAGCCCCAGAGCCGGTTGCCGCATTCTGTGATGAAGTCCATGCTCGGCACACGCCGGGCCGTCTTCACCGTCCCGCTCGTGACCTTCGCCGTCTCATCAACAAGCCCCACGATCACGATATAACTTTCGTCCACAGCGTAAAGGATCTGACTGCCGTTCAGCTTCTCGATCTGTTCGTTTCCAGCAAGACCCGACAGCTGGATACCGTCATACTGCTTGAACCCCCTGCCAATGCCGTTTGCCGACAGCTTCAGATATACCGTCGGCACGGATACCCACTGGCTCGTCGCCTCCGCCCACTGCTTAAGTGTGTGGAGTTTGCCGGATGTGTCCAGCCAGTACTGCCCGTTTGACGGGCTCTCCGGCTGCGAAGCCTGTGCATAACTCACCGTCAGTGCCGACCCGTCAGCAAGGCAAAGGGAGATTTCCACGTTCTCGCTCGCCGCGTCGATCACATTCTCCTGCCCCATGTAGCCGTTGTCGGAGTATTTCTCCGTATTGAAGTAAATGCCGTCCGGAAAGATGCACAGATACGCACCCATGGAAACAAGCTGCTTCTGCCCCGCCTTGATGTTCACCGACGGCATATACGCCTCCATGGAAGCGCCATTGATGTACAAGACCTGATTCTGTACCCAGCACAGCGCATCCCGCGCGCAGATCGCCTGCACGCCGGAAAGTGCCTGCACCGTCCCCCGCCGTGCCCGCGGCGCAAGCAGCGGATAGCTGTCCGACGTCAGATTCTCCATGTCATAAAACACCCCGTCCGTCGGTTCGAGGTTGTGATCGTATCCGAGAAAAACCTCTGTCATCACGGTCTGCTTTTCGGTATCCGTCAGTTGTGGTGCCAGCATGGCCCTACCTCCTTTTCAGCATGTCCAGCGGATCGAACAAAATCGGCGGTGCTTCTGCCGGTACCGTCGGCTTGATCGGCCGCGACATACACATATACCGCCATTCGTCCGCGCAGTGATCCTCCATCTTCGTGTCCAGATCCTCCACTCTGTGCTCGTCATACATGAGCATCGGGATCGTCCGGATAAACGCCTTGCATCCAGCGAAGACGTACATACGCGGATATCCGTCCGCGTCAAACTGCAGCCTGTAGTGGCACTGCATCCATCCTGCAATGCGTTCGTTGTCGCCCGGTGAAAAATACACGCCGTATTTCGCAGCAGTCTGCATGATGCTTTCTCCTCGATCCGCCGCCCAGCATGCCGGGTCAGCGACACCAATGATGTTCTTCCCTTTGAGCCACGCATGCGTCCGTTCGATCCTGCTGATCTCCGCAAACTGCTTATCCGGGTTCCACTTGACGCCCTCGTTCGGCGTCTTCGTGCATCCATACAGTTCGAGAATCCGGTACAAAACGCCGTCATAATCGACCGCCCACCACGCGCAGGAAAACGGCTTTCCATAGCCAAAGTCGTAGCTTCGGCAAATCGTCCACCCGTCCGGGATCTCGAACGGCTCAATGACATGTGTCCATCTCCGGTCCTTGTAACGCTCCGGATCGTCCCGGAACTCCTCGAAGAACTGTCCCTCGTAGACGTCCCATCTTCCATGCAGCCACGCTTCGCGCAGCTTCGGCGGCAGTGTTTCCAGCTGCTCGATATACTCCGGCTGCATCTGCATCAAGACCTTGTTGTCCTGCACAAGCGCCTGAATGAAATTATACTTTTCCGGCTTTTCTTTATCCTCGAAGCGCCGGTCTATGAACAGGCGTTTAAAATACGCGTGGCTCGGCCCTCCCGGGTTCAGCGTGTAATACGTCCGCTTCGGGAACGGGTTCGTGCCGCGCACACAGGCGTTGATCTGGTCGATCCATTCCTTCATCAGCTGCCCGGCCTCGTCGATAAACAGCACGTCGTACTCTGCGCCCTGGTACTGCCCCAGATCTCCCGCGTTATCGCAGTAGCCGAACGTGATTGTCGATCCGTTTTGGAAACGGAATGTCTTGTCGGTGCTGTTGTACTTTGCGATCCCAGCCAGTTCTTTTTTCAGCGGCTCAATGTGGTTGTTCCTGAGTTCCGGCATCGCGCGCCGGACAATCAGGATCTTGATCCCCGCGAAGTGCAGTGCCAGCAGCTTCGCCTTCGTCCGCACAGCCCAGCTTTTCCCGCCGCCGCGCGCACCGCCATAGGCTACATGCCGGTGATGATCCAGCAGAAACAGCTTTTGCTTTTCGTTCGGCTCCCCGAAGCAAAGCTTCTTCATTCCGCGTAAGCCTCCGCTTCTGCGTCCATGACGATCCTCTGACTTTCGTCCTTCTTTTCGCCCTCTGCGTCTCTGCGGTACCGGAACCCATACTCCAGCACAAACTGTGCGCCTCTCTGAGAATCCCGATCGAACAATCTTTCCGCCGTATATTGTTCCACGCGCGTCTGCGCGCGCGAAATCGAGTCCATAAATTCCTTCCTCGCCTTGTAGTTATACAGGCTCTGTTTGCTGGAAAACCCCAGCGCAAGCGCAAGCCCCGGGATTGTCGGCGTTCTCCGCCCGACCCAGACCGGTTCTCCGTCCTTCTGGTTGTAGACGATTGCCCCGTCCCTATCCCGCAGAAGTTCGCCCTTGCAGCTTTCAAAATACGCCTCGATCATCTCTTCCAGCTGCTCTACCGACTCATATCTCGGCTTTCTCGCCACGGCTCACGCCTCCCTTCTGCTTTTCAGCATAGCCTATCCCACTTCTGATTTCACCCCCACCACATTCGGACGTGGAATGAGCGCATACGGATCTTCCGCATGCGCTTTCGGCCATTATTCCGTCCGGTCGTAATACCGGAGTTTTGCCGCCGCCAGAGAGCATCGTGTGTAATCAAAGCTTGCGCAGTACCGGCCAATGTAATCAGCCGTTTCTGCGTTCTCCGGGAACAGCAGCCTGCACCCGCCCTCGCATCGGATCTTCTTTGCTTCCGATCCCTCCCAGAACGGGCAAATGTAGTTTCTGTGCCAGTAATCCGTCACGCCGCTTCATCACTCCTTGTTCGTCTCAAAACCTTACGCATATACAAGGCTTAATTCAAGCGGTCCCCGGTCCGCTTGCGTTCTTCTTTGGGGCTGTATACATATTTATAATATTGATACCCGTACTTGGTTGTCCGGGCCTCGACTAAGATATAGCCGCGCGGGGCGACCGGCGGGCGCTTTGGAGAGTACTCGCGGACGGCTTCCGTCGCGGGCTCCGGCTCGGGGCGGATGCAGTTGCGCGTCGCTTTGTACCGGTGGCCGCCGAATTCTTTTCTCCAATGCGCGTGCAGGTAGCTGGCAAGGGCCGTGTAGTCCTGCCCGTGGTCAACTTTGTTGCCCTGCTCATCTATATAAAAATTATGCTTGCGCAGGTGCCGGACTTCGATCACGCTGCCGAGGCCCCAGAGTTCGCCGATGGCTTCTTCCGGGATTCCTTCCGTGACCATATGCAAATGGAAACGGTTGGTTGTTTTGCCTCTGCCGTAAACCACGACAATTTTTGCCTTTGGATAGTGATACTGCATCCGGCGCACAAGATTGTCGCGCACTCTTCGCATTTCCTCTGCGGTATGTACTTCGTTCTCTGCGTCCAGCGTCAGCGTAGAGTACAGGCTCGTGGGCGAGAAATTGGCATTCATCAGCGCAATGAAGCGGTCCAGCGAGAGTTTACCATTGAATTCGTCGCGCTCCGCCTGCGTCTGGAAGCGCGGCTTTCTCGGCTTGCTGGTCTTCGGATCTGCCCCATCAGATACGGTATACACGATCTGCGTGCATACCTTCCCGGCAAATAACCGGCGCTTGTGTCTTTTTGCCATCATCCACACCTCTTTCTCCCGGGCGGACAGAGTCGTCCGCCCCTACAGGCCATCTGCCCGCTCAAAGCGTGGCCGGAATCCCCGGCCACAGTTTCAACGGGTACTTGTGCTGCTCATTTGTCTCAGCAGAGTAATCGCATTGACTTCTAATGCCGCGCATCTGGATTCAAGATCTGCAATTCGCTCTTTCATTTCGTCAAGCAGTGTGTCCATGCGGCATCTCATGCTACGCAGCCTGAAAAACACCAGCACGCCCAGTGCGATCCATTCCAGCGCGGCGGCTAGGCTTAGAATTTCAATCAGCATTCGCCGCCTCCATTTCCTTTCGTTCTTGCATGAACCCATGCAGGAAGAGGTTCAGCAGAGCGGCGGCGCGGTTGGTCAGCTTGGTGAAGTCCTTTTTGCTGATCTGCAACTCGCCCGTCGTTACGACTTGCGTATCTGGGCTGCCGATGATCTGAATCGTCGGATTCGGTATCAGCTTCTTTGTGCCGTCTTTCTCTACCTTGAAAAGCGGCGGCGTGGACTGCTCCATGACGATGCGCGGCGGGTATGCCTCGCCGCGGAAGCTGGTATCCCATTGCAGCTTTTCGTAGTAGGCGACAAAATTGTCGAGGTCGTGCGCAAACGCGCCCATAATTTCTGCCATCTTTGATTCTCCTTTCACACTTCCACGCACTCATCTGCGCGTATGTTGATTCTTTTGCCTCCGGACTTGATCACATATCCGTCCCGCTTTTTATTTGTGGAGATCTTGTACTTTTCTGCCGGGTACGTCTTCCCGACTTCCGGCCGCAGTTCCGGGTAGATCTCGATCTGCTTTGTGATGCGGATGGTCACCCGGCTGTGCGGCAGGCGCAACTCGCCGTTTTCGGCGCGCAGGTGTGCACCCTTCTGTATGCGCTCTCCGGCTCTGGTTTCTTTGATATTCGCATTCCTGCACACCATTGAGCAGCACGGCGTATACTTGCCGTATTGCCGCAGATAGCATGGTCTTCGGTAAAATTCCCTCCCGCACTGCGGGCAGGTCAGCTTGACTAATTCCTGTTTCATAATTTTCATCCTTTCGTCTGGGGGCCGGTATTCCGGCCCCCGTAGGCAGGACGGGCTTTCACCGTCTGCGCACCGGCGCGCCACGCTCGCTTGTCAAACGCTGCGCATTTCCGGGCGAGCCGCCCTTGACTGCCGTCAGGCGGCTTATAAAAAAAGGAGGCAAGTGATGCCGTCAGGCATCGACCGAACGCAGACCCAGCGAAGCGGTTTGCGTTCGGAAAGGAAGAAGGAGGCTGCGGATATGCAGCTTTCGGCTTTCGTCGGAAGCGGAATGGAGCAGGCTTCTTCTGACGTGCCTGACAGTGGGGTGACGTTGACGGTTCCCGTTCGCGCGCACGTCCCACACGCGCTTTTTATCCCCGGCACACGGGCTTGAGGGTTTTACCGTGTGCCTAGGACCCCCGCCGATTCCGAGCCCAGCAACGCGGGTCGGAATCGGAAAGGAAGAAGGAGCCTGCGGATATGGAACTTTCGGCTTCAGCCGGAAGCGGAATGGAGCAGGCTTCTTCTGACGCAAAGCCGGGGAAATTTCCTCCCGCAGCCGTCTCATGGCGGAGCGGCTGCGGCATATGTCCAAAAAATAAATCCCCGGCTGATCGCCTATTGCTCGGTGCTGATATCCTTGTGGTAGAGGCCATCCTCGCCCTTGACAAGCGGCAGCGCTTTGCGCCGCACCTGCTCCTCCGGATTCCAGCCGCATTTCCCGCAAAATTCCGGTGCAAGCTTCATCCACGGGCAGTCAGTTGCGCCCTTTGGCAGTCCGCACGGCACGCTCGGGGTGCTCTCGTTTTTTTCTTCCGGCATGTTTAAATCTCCTGTATGTCGATTCCAAATTTTGCACGCATGAATTTTCTGTTGCGCAGGTACTCTTTTGTCCGCGTCGGCTTGGATTTGACATCCTCGACGACCAGCTTGCCGCCGAAGCGATACGAGAAATCCGCCGTGTAGCGCACCGCGCGTATGCGCTCTCCAGTTTCTGTGATGTACGATTCCTGTATGGTAAACTGCGGTTGGAGCCGCAGATCGGAGATGATCCCAGCGCGGAGCATGACCATCAATTCGTCATACCGCCGGGCCTCCTTCTGGCTGTCGAACTTGATCCCGGCCCGCTCGGCGGGCGCGTTGTGGTACTTAGCCGCGCTCTGCTGTGCCTGTGCCTCCGGGAACACCTGCTTTGCGTAAGCCTCCCGCATCCTCGGCGGCATGTCCGCCATGGATGCAAACCGCAAGCCGCTCATTCAGCTGCACCGTCCATCCGCACAACCGCCCTGTTGCTTTCCGGCTCTCTCCATTTCCCGCCGCATCGCCTTGTACTCGTTGTACTTCGCCCGGTAGCGGTAGCTGTCGCCGAATATTGCCCATGCAGCTTTGGCTACGTTTGGCTCATACGGTCGAATCAGCTCCAGATCGGATGCGGCTCTGGCAGAGATCGCGCAGCCGCAGCAGCCTGTCCGTTTGAGGCCATAAATCTCATATGCGTCCGAATAATGCAAGCCATAGTAGTCCTTGTACCACTGTTTATCTGCATCGGAGACGTAGAACAACGGTCTGAGACGGAACTTTCCTGCCGCTGTCTCCGTGAAGCACATCGTCGAACTGTCGCTACGCGGCACGGAGCGCATCCCGCCCTCGTCACGACGCTCTCCGGTAATCACCATATCGAACTGCTTTTCGATGGCGTGTGCGGGCTGCTTCTTGCAGATGTCGCAGCAGTGATTGCTGACACGAAACGGTATCGGATTTTCCTTGATGAAATCGAGCATATACTTGGAACTATTGATGACAAGCTGGATGTTCGGACGCGGCTCTCCTGCCGAATTACAGCAGCACAGGAAATTGATCGCCTGCTCACAGCCTGGATACCGTTTTTTCAGTTCCTTGCGCTTTGCCGCTTTGTCCTCCGCCTGATCGTATTCGTCCGCGATGGAAAGCGGGATATTCTTCTTTTGCACCGCCTCCAGTCCGGCGGACATGATCTTCGAGACGAACGGCTGCCCATATTCGCGTGTTGCCTGCACGATGCTCTTCTTCGGTCGGACGGTCTGAATTTCCACGCCGTACAGCTCCGCCGTTTCCCGGACGTGCCGCCGCGTCGCCTCCATCTCAAGTCCCGTCTCGAAGAAGAAATACTTGACCGGCGGTAAGTTGAAGATCTTGCGTACCGTCTCAATCATATGCAGCATGATGTCGCTGTCGCTGCCCCCGGAGTACGAACACATCGCGTTCGGGTGCTCCTTCAGGCGCTTTGCAATGATGCTCTGAATCGCCTGAAATTTCGCTGGCGCGTCAAAATCCGCATACGGCGGACGCTGCGTGTAGACGCTGCTGCGGAATTCGCCGTCTTTCGGTGCTCTCATCTCTGGGCATCCTCCTTCCCTGGCGTCAGCTTCGCCAGCATGATCTGGCTCAGATCCGCCATGTATACCAGCCGCCCGTGGTTGTATACCAGCAGCTTTTCTTCTTTGGTTTCCATTCGATCTGCCTCGATATTGGTCAGGTCGTGACAGCAGTCGCACACGAACCTCATACCAGCGCCCCCGGCCGGGTGTCCGGCGTGTACGGGAGTTTGTCCGCCCGTGCGTTCTGGTGGTACTCGGGCCGCGTCCACGCGTAGCCCCAGTGCTTGGCTGCCGTGAAGACAGCCGCGAGTTCGTCCGCCGCGCGGACGATCAGCTTCTGATCGTGATATGTAACGGTGTAATAGTTTTTGCCTGTGTACCCCGTCTGACGGACGATATCCGCGCGCTTCGCGGGCCGCTCGCCGGGATAGCTGATACTATTTTGCTGCATATGTCTTGCCTCTCCTGTCCTTATTTGCCGCCCGCTCGATCTGCCGGACGGCGGCTCTGTCCGGCTCCAGACTGATTTTGTCCCGGTGGTTGACATCATAGATGTGGTTGCGGATGCTCTCATAGAGCATCCAGCTGCAGCAGCGTGCGCTGCATCCAGGCTCCCGGCCCTGGCAGTCCTTCGCGCACGGCGACGGGACCTGCCGCATGCGCGGCGCATAGATCTGCGCCGTCATAGTGCTTCGTCCTGCACTTTCATAAGCCAGTACGCCAGCTTTTGCATCCGCGTCTCCTGCGCAAGCAGTGCGTCGGTCGTCTCATGATCGACGCGCGGCATATCATACAGGAGCGCCCGATCGTTCTTGAGATCGTCCGCGTAGGCGTTTACTGCCTCGATTACATCCGCCAGCTGGTCAGGGCGGAAATCCACCGTGATTTTGCGCGTTTGCGCCATCACTCAGCCTCCACAAATTCACCGTTTTTCAGCTGATACCATGTATCGGGCTTGATGATTTCGCCGTCAATGATAGCCGCCTTGACTGCAATAATCGGATATGCCTCTCCGTCCCATTCGCCGCGCTCCACACAGCAGATCGCGCAGCCAAGCGCGCCCATCGCTTTGCACTCGTAGCCAGCCGCAAGCGCTACACCGGCTTTGCCTGTGGCGGAGGCTGCGCCCTGATTGCCTGTGGCGGATGCCGCGCCCCGAACGCCGGTGGCGGATGCCGCGCCCCGATAGCCGGTGGCGGATGCCGCGCCCTGATCGCCGGTGGCGGATGCCGCGCCCTGATCGCCGGTGGCGGATGCCGCGCCCTGATAGCCGGTGGCGGATGCCGCGCCCCGATCGCCGGTGGCGGATGCCGCGCCCCGATCGCCGGTGGCGGATGCCGCGCCCCGATAGCCGGTGGCGGATGCCGCGCCCCGATCGCCGGTGGCGGATGCCGCGCCCCGATAGCCGGTGGCGTGGTTCTCA